ATAGTTGCACTTGGTTGCGTCATTGGGATTCTTATGTCCACAGTATTTACAGATCATTGTGTATCTCCTTCGGGCAAAGCGTCCCCTTCGCACATCATCTTTTGGAATCTTGCAGTCAGTCTTGAGACACGGTTGTTGGTTCTCTCTACGGGAAGACATTCGGTTTCGATGAAGTGGAGTTCTCTCATGGCTTCCTCGGCAACTTCCATGACATCGTACACTTCCTCATGTCCATCCGTAAAAAGGTTGGAGTATACATTGATGTCCCATGCTATCCGCAGTACCTCGTCTGATTCATCCAGTGCTGCATATCGATGCGGTCTGTAATGATTCACTTCGTGGATTCTTACAGCCAACCCTTCAGGGGGGACTGGCTCATAAGTCCCAGTCACGTAACATTTGGGGTACTTCTCAAGGACGGCATTCCGCACATATGTATAGATTGTGTTGCGGTTATACTTAGCCATTGAAAATTTCCTCTGCCATGCGTTGTACGTTGTCGATTATCTCTTCCTTCGCTCTCCACATGCCTGCCGTAGGAGCGTTGCCGTAGGTGTGATGTCCTTGTGGAGTCCACCATCCCTTGGGGTCATCCCAGTGACCTTTTACGGAATTCGTGCCTGGGCCGTAATGACCATCGGCAAAATCCACATCAGGATGTCCCCATCCATATCGGTCACCTGAACCAAACTCAAGGTAAAGAACGTCTTCGCCTTCTGCCGTCAGGAAGAAACTGTCTCCCTTCTGCTCTACGTTTATCGAGTACTGCGGTGGGCCATCATCGCTGACGAACTCACCAACACTCGCATAGGACATGGAAGCAATAACTGCACCTGCTGATGCCAATCGCATACACAGTTCATCCGCTTTCTTCTTGAAGTCACTTTTGTACCCTTCAAGGTCGCTGATGGCTCTGCTTATGCTTTTCTCATCAAAGATATCAATTACTACTTTCACGGAAGTCCACTTCCTTCAAGGCATAGCCGATTGAGTTCGGCGAAAGTGAGATGCCAGTGACGATGTGGTTGTGTGGGACTAAAGCCCACAATGACGGATCGAATTCTCCATGGCTTGAAGACTGAGAGTTGTACGCATAAATCTTTCCGTCATAGATGACTTTGTCCCCTGACTGATACTCGGTCTGCTCGGAATACTCCGAAAGCTTTCCCTGGTTCAGCCATACGATGGTCTCCTCAGTAATCGGGCAGTCCATATCCTCAGTCCACATGGTCTTGGAATATGGCTTGTCCATACCGAAGATGTCCATCGTCACCACGTTCGCCACAAAGCCGTAAGCCGTTCTTGCTCCCGAAATCGGCATCTTCACTTCAGTGACGTTGCCGTACACTTTCTTTCGTGCGCCAGTATAGACTCCGTCCTTTTGGACTTCCTCTACGCCTTCGTAGAGAGCGTAGTAGATGATCTGCTTGTCTCTTTCAAGCATCCTCATTTACACCACCCCACAGTACGAAATCAGTTTCTTCAGGATGCTGTCCGGCACACCGCCGTTCTCATAGGTTCTTTCAGCCGTGGATTCGGAATGGATCTTCTCGCCTTCCGCTCCACGCCGTGCCAAAAGAGTGACTGCAATTTCGCAGACGATTTTTCCGTATTTGGACATGATCTCTTCGGCTTTCTCTTCATCGGTATAGCCAAAAGGAAAGACCTTCCCACGGGCAATCTCTTCTGCGAGGTCGAGATATGCAGAGACAACTGCTTCGTCTGTCTCCCCGCTCAGTGAAATGATGAATGTGATTTTTTCCTCGGTAGTCATGTTCAAATCCTCAATCAGACTGCATCCCCGAAGGGACACAGTCTGTTAATCGTGTTTACAGTACCTTCAGGACTGCGACATCATCCATGCCCTCATAGGACGGAAGGACGATCTCGGATGCGAAGGTATTGACGTTGACAGGATGCTCATCCTTGATCTGAGTGACTGCCACGCCAGTGTTGACGATGACGCACTTCTCACGAAGGTCAGCCTCTTCAGGAGTAGTACCATACCAGGTATTACCGACAGTGCCTTCCGGCAGAAGAGATACATAACCATCGGGAACGAACTTGTGAGCAACACCGCTCTCATCCTTGTACTGCTTGTCATAGACAACAACTGCTACCTCGGTAGCACCATCGACTACAGCACGGCCTTCAGCCGGAATCATCGTGCCGACTGCTCTGCCGTTGATGGCAAGCCATCTGTCCTTGACAGAATCGCAAGCGTACATAGCCTTTGCAGTGGTGGAGTTCATCACAGCATAGCGGATGACCGCACCAGTGAGACCACTGATAGCCTGCTTGCGCTCGATGATGTCACCGATGGGATCTGCGGTAGCGGATGCGCTCCACAACTTGTTTCCACTCAGAGGCTTGTAGTTGTTGGTCTTCCAAGTGCCGTTCGGGTCGTAGTTGTAGGAATAATCTACGCCGTTAGCCTTGAAAACGATGACCATGTTACCGCTATCAGGGAACAGAAGAGCCATTCTTTCACGCTCTGCTACTACGTCAGCAGCCATGATGAGGTTGTCGGCATCCTTGTACAGAGCAGCAAGGACTGCAACTGCATACGGGTCATTGGAATCCTGCGCTCTCAGGATGTCCTGACGATCCTTTTCCTTGATCTTGAAGCCCTCACGGAAGAACGGCATCTCGGTCTCGACCTTTGCAACGCCGATTCTGTCACGGAAGGTAGCCTTTGCATCAAATGCGGACGGCATCAGGGAAATCGGAAGACCGTTCTGCCCCTTAATCCACTTCAGGTCAAGACCTGCCTTCTTCTGAGCCGGGAAGAAGTTACCGCCAAGATACGGAATGCGGTTGGAAGCGGTCTCGCCCCAATGCATTGCGATGGAAGCCGGAGTAAAAATTGTAGTAAAATCCATTTCGTACCTCCTTATTCATTCACACCGATGTTGGTGCGGAAGGTAATTGCCGGAAGTGCTGCATACAGAGCCTCGGCATAGGTGACACCGCTGTGTGCCTGTGCCTTGGTTGCATCGATGTAGCCCTCGGTTACTGCTGCGCCGTTCGGGTTCTTGGACGGGTCAACATCATACAGAAGGATGCCGACTGCGCCTGTACCAGTCGTGGATGCGCCTGCCGAAGTGAGAGGAGTGCCTGCCTTCACAACTGCATTGCCGGAAACCTTGATCGGGATAGCCTTAAAATCGTTTGCGGCAAGAATCTCAACAGAGCCTGCCACATTGGTTTCTGTGTAGATCATTTTTTGTCTCCTTTACAGATAGTGTTTCATGTTCTCAGCAAATGACTTTTCGCCACTTGTCTGCTTCTTGGCGAGTTCCTTCGCAAGCCGGATGTCCTCGGTCTCGCCTGAACCGCCATTGCCACCTGGCATCCCAGGGGTCTTATCCAAAAGCTTGGCTTTGAGAGAACTGTCGTGTTCCTCAAGGAACTTCTTGTAATTGGCAAAAACCTTTACCGTGTCCCCCTCAAACTGTGCCTTTGCTGAATCCGCAGCGAGATCCTCGGAGTACCCAAGACCGATGAAGTTCGCCTTGTACTCGCTGATGGTCTTCTCCTTCTGAAGGTTCTCAAGCTGAGTCCTGAGATTCGCCATCTCGTTGTCCCGCTCTTCCTTCGCCTTCTCTTCGTCAGTCATCTTCTCGCTGAGTTTCTTGTTCGCAGCAGCCAGTTCGCTTGCCTTCTTGTCAAACAGATCCTTCTTCACGTATCCGCTGTAATCGGGTTCGGGAAGGTCGAGTCCTTCAAGGGCTGCCAACTTCTGCTCTGCGGTCATGTCCGCATAACCTTCGATGGTTGATACGTCAATCTTTGCCATATTCAGTTCCTTTCTGTGCTTTAAGGTCATCTCCGACCATGTTTGGGTTTGTTATCTTCTCTGATATTCTTGGGTTTTTACGTCTTCTCTGACGAATGGACACGGATGGATTTGAACCATCGTCTGATGCATCTAAGCATCCGCTTCACCAGGCTTAAGCTACATGCCCACCTCTCTAAGAAAGGGAGTTGAATATACTAAAAGGGGCTACAAGCAGTACGCTCATAGCCCCAGTTAGCCGTTTCCATCCACCCTGTTGTGGAAGTCATTTCGATATTAACTTTCGCTTTATCTGTATGATTTCAAGCTTGCCGTTTCGCCATTTCATTTCGATGGCATCGTTGGCTTTCACCAGTTTGACAAGCCACTCAGGGAGTAGTTCCTTGTTGTCCATCTATGCTTTCCTCACATAGCATCTGCATCCGTAATGCGGTTTAGGCGGGATCTTTGTTATCGGGTATATCTTGTCATCTCTCTGACTGCACACCTCACAGACTCTCTCGTCCTTCTGTGTAATCCACCGCACCTTCATGATGCCGTCATCCTCTAATCCTTGTTCGTATGCTTCGTCTGTTATCAGGTCGGCATACTGCCGTACCATGTTCGACCAGTACTTTAAAGCTGTGTCCGTCTCTTTCTCAGGAGTATCGCTTGCTATCACAGCTTCCGTGTGTCTTGCTCTCTTGCGGTCAACTTCCTGACGGAAGATGTACTTCACAACTGGGTCATAGTCGTTCAGCTTCTTTTCTACCCACTTCCGGTCAATAGTTGTCCGCTTGTGGCTCGGTTTGTAATAGTGCTTTGCGATGTCGAGGTATGCCACCACCACTATGTCATACAAGTCTTCGTAAAACTCGATGAGGTCTTGTATCAGATCCTTCGGCTTCTTTTTGTTGCTTGCCTTCGACTTGTTGAACAGCCGGATGAACCTCAACGAGAGATAGCGCACCACCTTGTCGGTGTACTCATACGCATTCAGTTCATCAAAATCAAGCATTACTCTACCTCTTCAACGGGGTTCTCTTCGGGATTCTCGCTATTGATACTCCGCTTGCTCTCCTCTATCTCAAGCTTCCGTGCTTCCTCAAGGGCTTTCATCTCCTTGGCTTCACGCTCCTCAACGTACTTCTGACTCATGAGGTAGGCCGCTTCGGGATCTACGAACATTCCGCAGTGTTGGAATGCCAGTTCAGGATGGATGTTGCCATTCGCAAGCATCGTTGTAAGGACTTGCGCCTTATCCTGAATGTTCTCATAGTTCCGTCTTGTGAAGTGGATCTCGATATTGGACAGCTTCAGATTCATCTTCCGCTTGATGTTGCAGATGTGGAGAGCAATCTTTAAGAACCGCTTCTCACTCATCTTGAACATCATCTCAGTTGTCTTCGCCCTGGTCTCCGCAGCACTCCATCCGTCTCTTAAGATTACCGCAGCACCAGTGTCGGAAGTAGAAGAACCGCCGTTTCTGTTCGGCATTCCGCAGATGTCCAGTAAGGTCTGATAGAGATTGTCAGC